TTCATCTGAGCAAGATAGTAGTATTATTTTTAGAACTATGGATAATGTTGATTTTGGTATATCCGGTTCAGGTAATGATACGGAAATTAGTGTGTATTCACATGATGCAGGAGAACCAGCTTATTATTTATTAAAAAAACAAGTTGATGTACAAGCAGGTGCTCAAAAAGAAATTACTTTTGATTTTGGAGAACCCGTTAAATACAACAAGGCACTAATATCAGATACCAACGTTATCTCAATTGATTCAATGGAAGACTCTGATGGAAATGATTGGTATGAAGTTCCGTATTTGGCACAAGATACTATATTCAAAGAACTTAGTAATGTAGAGGCAAGTGATAGAGGATTAAGTCAATATAATTCATTAGTCCCTTATCTCTTAAAATTGGTTAAAGTACCTAAACGGTTTATCACTAGGTATAGAAGTGATGGTGCCATGGAATTACAATTCGGTGCAGGAGTTGTAAATGATTATGACGAAGAAATAACTCCAAACCCAGATAATGTGGGGTTACAAATTCCAACTGGTGTAACTAAACTAAATTATGCTTGGAACGTAGCTAATTTTATGTATTCTGATACCTATGGACAATCTCCTACTAATACTACATTAACAGTGAAATATAGTGTAGGTGGTGGAATAAAATCTAATGTTTTAGTTAATACATTAACAAGTGTTTATGAAATCGAATTCGAATCATTAGAAAACGGATTAGATTCTACTACAATAAATACAGTAAAAAATTCTGTTGCCGTAAATAATCCAATAGCAGCAACTGGTGGAAAGGAGTCTGAATCAGTAGATGAAATAAGACATAATGCAATGGCCTATTTTGCCGCACAAGATAGGGTAGTAACTAAAGATGATTATATAACTAGAGTATATTCTATGCCTCCAAAATTTGGAAGTGTTGCTAAGGCTTATATTGTACAAGATGAACAATTGATAAGAAATTATAAGGATGAGGTTATTATTAATCCATTATCAATGAATTTATACATATCTAGTTTCGATTCTCAGAAAAAATTAGTAAATGCAAATTATGCTATTAAAAAGAATTTAGTTACATATATTGATCGATATAGAATGATGACTGATTCTGTTAATATTAAAAATGCTTTTGTAATTAATATAGGTGTGGAATTTAAGATTACAATTTTACCTAATTATGCTTCTAAAGAAGTATTATTATTATGTATAAATGCTTTAAAGACATATTTTGATATAGACAATTGGCAAATAAATCAACCAATTGTAACAACAGACATAATTAAAACATTATCTATTGTAACGGGAGTTGAGTCTGTCATGGATGTAGAGATAACTAATCTGTTTGATAGTGACGCTGGTTATAATCCAAATGTATATGATATAAAAACTGCTACCAAAAATATGGTAGTTTATCCTAGTTTAGATCCTAGTATATTTGAAGTTAGATTTCCGGACGATGATATTAAAGGTAAAGTAGTTAATTATTAAGGAGAAGAAACGTGATATACAGTATATTTGCAACAAAAGATACAACTTTATACGAGAATGATGTGTATAAAAATACTGGAATAGATAGTATTTTGGAATTATCTAAAACAATCGATACTACTATAAGTAATACAAGAATGTTGCTTAAATTCGATATGACGGATATTCCCGATGAAGCATTGGCAATTTCAACAAGTTCAGCAAAATATTATCTAAACATGACATCTACTGAAGTTCGTGAAATACCTCTATCATATACCATATATGCTTATCCAATTTCAGGAAGTTGGGAAATGGGTAAAGGTAAGTATAATTATTTACCAATTGTAAAAGAAGGTGCAAATTGGGCTTATTCAGATGGGTATTCTCCTCAAACAGCTTGGTTTTTCACAGGTTCATTTAGTGGTAGTGTTGGGTCACATTTTTATGTGTCAGAATCTGGCGGTGGAGCTTGGTTCACAAGTTCAGTAGCTTCTCAATCATATGAATATGAAAATACTGATTTGAGAATGGATGTTACGGATATAATTGGTGAATGGTCATCTTCTGTAAAGGATAACGAAGGTTTTATTATTAAGAGATCGAACACGGAAGAATCTAGTAGTGCAGAAGTAGGTTCTATTAAATTTTATTCTGTAGATAGTAATACAATATTTCCACCAAGAATTGAAGTTTGTTGGGATGATAGTTCTTTTAATACTGGTTCTTTAACTCCTTTATTAACTGGAAGTACATATATAGATGAAATTGTGTTAAATCTTAAAAATTTAAGACCGAGATATAAACAAGAAACAAAAACGAAATTAAGATTAACAGGAAGGGAACGACATCCATTAAGAACTTATTCTACTACATCTGCATATTTGGGCGTAAAATATTTACCATCATCCTCCTATTATAGCATTAAGGATATGGCTAGTGAAGAGATAGTAGTTCCGTTTGATGATGATTATACAAAAGTAAGTTGTGATACTAGAGGTAATTACATAAACTTTTGGTGTGATGGATTACAACCAGAAAGATTTTATGAACTTTTATTTAAAGTAGTGGACGAAGATAATAATGAAACCTTTTTCCAAAATGATTATTTTTTTAAGATTGTGAGGTAATATGAAAAAATTAGAATTAAGACAAATAATAAAAGAAGAGATTGATAATATATTATCAGAAGCACACATCGATAAAGTAGTTAAAGATGAAAAACGCTTTAATAGGTATAAGAGATTTGATGGTAAAAATGCTTATCACAATTACTACTATACAATAGATAATTTATTACGTAGAAAAAGAGAGAATCCCGCTTTGTTCAAGCATGTAATGAAGCAATTTAAGTACGGAGATTCTGATAAAGATTTAGAACAATATGTTGCCAAATCCGGTTCACGACAGAACATGTGGCATAACGAATGGGACAAAGTATTAAGAAATATTCAATCCGGACATTACAGTATAGACGAAGAAATACTCAAAGAGATAGCCTCCGCTGAAGTAGGAAACGCTTATAAGTTAGGTGATGTAATTGAAGTTATTGTTGGAGTATTACGAGGTACGAAGTATTCTACAATAGAATATAGTATTAAATGGAATGGTTTAAAATCTGTTGGTTCATCTCCGGAATCAAGTATTAATTTTTGGGGTAAAGGAAAACCAATTAAACTTACAAGTAAATTAAAATCAGATATATTAAAAGCTGTAAAAAGTTCTTGGAACGAACCAGAACATGGAAATTTTAAACATCAAGAAGATATTTATAAAGATGCAATAAGTGAGTTAAGATAAAAATGCCAACACCAAGAAAAATAAGAAAAAATATCCTTACAGGAAATTGGGAACATTATGTAGAGTTACCCCAATCAGATACTCACTGGTTACCAGGTTTATATGACTACCAAGGAGAATTTCCTATTCCTATAGAAACTCATTCTTTAGTTAGAAATGGAGAAGGTTATTTAATATCCTATCAGGATATATTATTTACTGATTATGAAGTAGCATCAGAAAGACTTCTTCCCGATAGGATAGACGTATATACTGAATATGATATTAAATTTACAGAATTCTTTCCATCCACACCGTTAGAAGTGAAATTTGAAATAAGTGAACCTACAACAGAAACCGTTACATTGGAAGCAAAGGTAATAGGTGGTTTTCCATATAGATCACCAGATGAACATTATTATGTTAAATGGGAACCAGCTTTCTTGGATGGACGTCATGTTAAAGATCTTACTAATGTTAAGGATCTTAAATTAACAGAAATGGGTACAGGACGATATACTTTAACAATAGTAGATGCTAATAAAGGACTAATAATATCAACTGTTTATGTTAAAGATAGTCATTTAATACCACTGGAAACTTTACCTGATAAAACGTTTAGAGTAGCGTTGAAATTTGTAGCAACTAATCTTAAGTCTAAAACTGGTACAATAACAGCATATATTCTTAAGGGAGATTCTATTCCTCCACATAAAATTATATGGAAAGAAGGTAATATAACAAGGAAAAGAAATTCTTTAACATACGAAGGAGCTAAGTTAGGAGAAACATATGAAGTAATAGTTAGAGATTCTTCTGACGAATTACCACCAATAGATGGTGTACCAAGACAGGCTAGGGAGACAAGAAATGAAATTACAATATTAGAATCATATTTTCCTGATAAATTAGAAGAACCTATAAGTGAACCGACAGTACCAACTGAACCTAGTACACCTCCAATTAATACAGGTGGCGGAGGTGAAGAGGGTGGAAGCAATAAACAAGAACTAGTATCAGAGTAAATATAAATGGAAGATAAATTAAATAGAGATATAGTAATATACAATCCTGGTGAATTAAATGATGATGTTCGCATGGAACTGCATGTTTATAGCCAAGAGGGAACGTTATTAAAAAGTGATTATGATGTAAAGGGATGGGAATTAAAACCTTTAGAAGGTAATGATGTAAATTACAATATTGTATTAGATATTCATAATAATATTAGAGATTTGGGTTTTTATAGTGGTGTATATACTATAAAATATTTTTTTGTGAGAGATATGGTATTAGATTGTTTTATAGATCAAATATCTTCTAGTAGAACTGAAATTAGTTTTAAACTAAAAAATAATAAAAGTAAAAATAAACGTTATTTAAAAGATTTTTATGGACTTATAGATTATAATAAATCACCTACTTATGGTACTACTGGTAAATATATTGAACCCTCTATTAATTTTTATACGGAAGATAATCTTCAAATTCTACATTGGATTCCTGTTAGTGATTTATCTGGTTTATTAAAATTTTATGAACCATTACAACAAGAGATAGAGGAAAAAACAGATTTTCGTATTATATTACCTTTATCAGACCACCACGAAGATAAGATAATATTATATCCTCCTGGACCATCCATAGATATTAATATTTTAAGACCATCTGATTTTAATATTAAGACTTCTTTTAAAAGCAAACCAATGAATTTAAAGAGTTGGAATGAGATTGTTTCTTCTGATTATGATTTATCTACTAAAATATTAAATAAGTATTTTGGAAAAAATGTAGATGGGATAGAATTAAACGTTGATTATAGATCATTTGATAATTATATTTTTTACAGTTCAGCAGCAGATAGATTAGATGTGTTTAAATATAAATTAGGGTTGATAGAAGGTTATGATAGTTCATTATCAGAATTACAATCTATAGTGACTGGTTCTGCCTCGAGTTCGTTATCATTTTTAAATAATATTAAAAAATATGAAGTTAGACGTGATACTGTTATAAAGGGATTTGATAGTTATGAAAAATATTTATACTTTGAATCATCTTCATATGAATCTAGTTCATTAGGTGAATATTATTCAACCTCATGGCCAAAATCAAATAGTACAACACCGTATGTTTTATATTCTACAAGTTCTTCAGAAGCAGTTGCTTGGTATGACGGAGTATATGATTCTGCCTCTCTTTATGATAATGATAACAATAATTCGTTAAAAAGAACAATTCCAGAACATATAAGAGAAGATGAAATAAGTAGTAAATTTATTACCTTTGTTTCTATGATAGGACATCAACTGGATACTTTGTGGTTATATACTACACATTTAGAAAAATTAAGAGATAGGGATGAATCATTATACGAAGGAATGTCTAAAGATTTAGTATACCATGTTTTAAGTTCCTATGGTTGGGATGGAATAAATGATATGCAGTATGATGATTTATGGAATTATTCTTTTGGTACAAATGAATCTGGTAGTGCTATTTTAACTGGTTCTTTAGCTGTTAGTCAATCTATGGAATGGATATCTGCTGTATCTGAATCAGTGTCAAGTGGGGATTTACAAAAAGAAGTATGGAAAAGAATATTAAATAATTTACCATATCTCAACAAAACAAAAGGAACGAAAGAAGGAGTAAGAGCTGTAATAAATTGTTATGGTATTCCTTCTACCGAATTAGCTATAAGGGAATATGGTGGACCAGAACCTTTAGATAATAAATCTTATAATGAATATCGTAAATTTACTTATTCTGTTGAATTGGATCCTAATTCAGCAATTACAACACCTACACCATCTGAATTAGGTACAATAGAATTTAGATTTAAAACAGACTATTCCGGAGTACAAACTATTTATCAAGATAGTACTGCTGGATTATTAAAAATTGGAATCAACTCAGATAATAGTATGTCAATAGAAGGAGATCCTGGTATTGTTCTTTCTTCTACTCCAGTTAATGATGGTAGTTGGTGGTCATTTATGTTACAACATGACACCGGTAATGATTACAATGTATTTTTGAAAAAATTTAAATACGGTATAATAACAAATGCATATTCATCAAGTGTAGCCATGAACGGTTCATTTCCAGGTGGTTTATCATATGATATAGGAAACGGAACATCAGGATTCTTTAGTGGATCAATACAAGAATTTAGATTGTGGAATCAACCTTTAACAGAAGCCGTTTTTGACAACCATGTATTAGCACCAACAGCCTATAATGGAAATAGTCCGACCTCAAGTTATACAGATTTGTGGTTCAGATTACCATTGGGTACAGATACGATGAAGTATAATCATTCTGTTACCACAACATTGGATTCACAACATCCAAATTATTATAATACACAAACAGCAACATTTACTGGATTTTCTGATAAGTACAATTATTTACCAAACGAAGAGACGTATAATCAAGAATGGCCAGATACCAGTGCAAATAGAAGAATATCAAATAAAGTAAGAGTAGAAGATAATTACATAACAGGAAGTTTAAAACTAGACGGAAGAGTTGAAACATCTGCTTTTGATACATATCCTCTTGATAATCCTAAAGTTGGAGTATATTTATCTCCTACTAATGAAGTAGATCAAGATATAGCGGAATATATGGGTGGATTTAGAGTGGATGACTATATAGGTTCTTACGAAAATATTTATAGAAATGATTACCCAGAGTTAAGAACATTACGAGAAAATTATTTTAGACATTATTCTGGTAGATATAATACGACAGATTATTTTAGACTTTTAAATTATTTTAATACATCTATTTTTAAACAAATTAAAGAAATTTTACCTGCAAGAGCAAAGGCACTTACAGGAGTGGTTATAGAACCACATATCTTAAATAGAAATAAAGTAAGTATATTAATTAATAGACCGACGGCTGAAAACACAACTAAGGAAACAGAAATAAATACATATAATTATGTTTCTCTGGAAAGTGAAAATATGGAATATGATTTAAATTTAGATGTACAGAAAACTGGTTCTTCTAGGTATTACTGGCATGATATTATTTTTGTGGATGGTACTCCTTCCAGAGTCGAAAATGATAGTGTTTTACAGGAAGCTCTTCAAAAGATATACGAAGACCCAAGAAGTGATATATCCCATAGGGATAATTTATCTGCCGGAGTTAAAAATCATAGATATAATGGTTGTAAAATACAGAGCGCAAATTTTAATGTAGATTCTCCAGATACTCCAGATGGATCACCTGTCATAAGTTTTACTATTACAAGTGATACAATGATGAGAACCCAACCTCCAGGTGAAACTGGTAATTTAGACGTGAAATAAGAATACAAAAAATTATTTCTCTAATATTTATTTAAGAATATAATGCTTAATGTGGAATTTTTATGGGCTATATAGCACAGACTGTAGAATTGGATGCTATTCTCACCAAAAGAGGTAGAGAATTATTAACAAGTGATCCTGATTCTTTTGATATTACTAAATTTGCTTTATCAGATGATGAAGTAGATTATAGATTATGGAATCCAAGTCATTCTCTGGGTACAGATTATTATGGTGAGTTAATAGAAAATACTCCTGTGATAGAACCTTTACCAGGTCCAGCCCAACAAGCTAAATTTAGGTTAATTACTTTACCAAAATATTCAACTGCAGTACCTCAATTATTTTTAGGAATAGATGAAATAATATTGGAACCAAACCAGGAATTTATAATAACACCTCAATCTATTCCAAATAAATATAATTTAATTAAAGGATATACTGGTACTGTATGGGATTGGGACCCAAGAGTGATTGCCGGAATT